GTACGGCTGGAGCCGCTGTCCTCGCTACTCCGACGGAGCCGGCATTCAACGCCACCACGGGTGTCATCACCATTCCTACCGTTACTGGTGTGACGTATAAGGATGGCGCTACCACGCTTACGGCTGGCGCCCAGGCCCCGCTCGCTTCGGGAGCATCTAAGGTCATCACCGCGGTTCCGACCTCGGCGGGCTTCTACTTTGCCACCAGCGACGACGATACCTGGTCGTTCAAGCGCAACTGACGGTGAGAGGTACTTATGGCAAGATTCTATGGTGAAATCGGATACGGGTTTTCCGTAGAGGATCCTCCTGGGTCTGGCGTATACGTTGACAGAATTACGGAGTATTCATATTTCGGAGATGTCATCAGAGACAGCGTCAAGATTGAAGATGGTGAAGGACTCAACGATAACATTTCTGTAGGAAACTCCATCAGTGTTGTCGCAGATGAATACGCCAATCAGCATTTCTTTGCCATTAGGTATATTCGGTGGGCGGGGACTCTTTGGGCGGTTACATCCGTCGAAGTGAAGAGTCCCCGTCTCATCCTCGCTCTAGGGAGTGTGTACAATGGGCCGACGATCTGACCTTCATGCTCTTTTGCAGAGCACTCTTGGGACGACCCACGTCTATTTCCAGCCACCCCCTACCGTTCAGATGACATATCCTTGTATCGTCTATCGACGAGATTCTGCAAGGACATTGTTCGCCGACGACAAGCCGTATCGGCATATGAAACGTTACCAGGTCATTGTCATCGACCGTGACCCAGATAGTCTCATCCCAGACAAGATCGCTGAGTTACCAACGTGTATCTTCGATCGATTCTATACGGCTGATAACCTCAACCACGACGTTTACAAACTTTTTTTCTAAGGAGAAACACAATGGCAATCCTTACTTGGGATCAGACTGGCCAGCGCGTCTATGAAACAGGCGTAGACAGGGGAGTTCTGTATATTCCAACTTTGGGCATCTACGACTTCGGCGTTGCTTGGAATGGACTCACGGCAGTGACCGAGTCTCCGTCCGGTGCTGAAGCCACCGCATTGTATGCGGATAACATCAAGTACCTCAACCTGTATTCGGCTGAGGAGTTTGGTGCAACGATTGAGGCGTACACCTATCCGACTGAGTTCAACCAGTTCGATGGTTTGGCGACTCCGCAGGCCGGCGTTACTGTCGGTCAGCAGGGACGTCGTGCCTTCGGTCTGTCCTATCGTACCCGAATGGGTAACGATGTGTCGGGCAACGACTTCGGCTACAAGCTTCATTTGATTTATGGTGCTACGGCCGCTCCGTCGGAGAAGGCATACGCCACGATCAACGACTCACCTGAGGCAATCACCTTCAGCTGGGAGTTGACCACGGTTGCCGTGTCTATGGCCACCCTCAAGCCAACCGCCATCGTCACAGTGGACTCTACCAAGGTGTCTGGCGCAAGCCTCGCAACCTTGGAGGGTGCTCTCTATGGTACCGCAAGTACCTCACCGAGGCTCCCGCTTCCCGATGAGGTTGTGACCATGTTCGCTGGCGCACAGACCCAGGTCACTTCAGTTATCCCGACCTTTGTTCCGGCCACCGGCGTTATCACTATCCCGACTGTTACGGGTGTTACATACCGTCGTGCCGATACTCAGGCTGTTGTTACCGGTTCCGTCACGATTTCTGGCGGCGCAGGTTCCTTCCTCACCATCAAGGCTTCCCCGACGTCGGGCGCTTATGCGTTCACGCCGCAGTCTGATGACGATTGGACCTTCGTTCGGTCGTAATGAATTGATCAGGAGACCAGAGAATGCTCACTATTGTAGTTCTAGGAGACGAGTTCTTCGACAATGATACCAATGAGTTTATGACTGTTGGTGACGTTGTGTTGGAGCTAGAGCATTCTCTGGTCTCACTGTCAAAATGGGAGTCAATTTACGAAAAGCCTTTCCTCGGAAAAGAGAAAAAATCCCCGGGGGAAATTATTGGGTACATTAAGGCAATGATTCTTACTCCGGGTATTGGCCCAGAGGTTTTGAATCGGCTCAGTGCTGATAATTTGAAAGCTATTAACGATTACATTGAGTCTAAGAATTCTGCAACAACGTTCGGCATGATGCCAGAGCAAAGTGGTCGTGGTGAAACAATCACATCTGAGTTGATTTATTACTGGATGGTTGCTTTCACTATTCCTTTTGAATGCGAGAATTGGCATCTTAATCGTCTTTTCTCTCTCATTCGAATTTGTAACATAAAGAATGGTAAGCCTAAGAAGATGGGGCGCCATGAGCTTGCATCTAGAAATAGAATGCTAAACGAACAGCGAAGGGCCCAGCTTTCTAGCAGTGGATGAAAGGAGAGTTAATGGCCGCAATTGTATGGGATGCACCTGGAGAACGTAGATACGAACACGGACTTGATAGAGCCGTTCTACTGTTTCCTGATGGAGGCGGTGTTGCTTGGAATGGTCTCGCTTCTGTTGACGAGAACCCAGACGTCTCAATCGAGCCATTTTATTTCGACGGAGTTAAGTTCGCCGATTTTGTTACACTTGGTAACTTTTCGGCAACTATGAGAGCGTATACATATCCCGACGAGTTTCTTCGTTATGAAGGGCTTGTCGAAGATCAGACTGGATTTTATCTAGCTAATCAGGAACCAAATCGCTTTCATTTGACGTATAGAACGATGATCAGTGACGATAATGATCCAAATTTGGGATACAAGATTCATCTTCTATACAATCTAACAGCAGTGCCATCGACAAAGTCCAGATCGACAATGTCTGGTGCAGCAGAGCCAATCTTATTTGAATGGGCTCTTTCAGCCATTCCCGAAGAGCTAGTTGGATACAACAATACCGCGCATATTGTTATTGACAGTCGTGAAATGGATCCGTGGCTCCTCGAGGATATTGAAGTTATTCTTTACGGGGATCATGAGCATGAGCCAACTGCTCCTGCGCTTAGTGGTTTTGCATCCTTTATTCGAGGGTGGCAGCGAATCATTATTACGGATCATGGCGACGGCACTTGGACAGCTAGTACGGTTGACGAGGGTAGTGTCGTCATGCTCAGTGATACCGAGTTCCAAATCACAGATGATAACGCGGTGTTCTTGAACGCGGATACTTATACACTCTCTAGCTCTGATAAGAACGAGGAAGACATATGGCTACCGTAACCGGGTATACCTCCGCACGAATGAACGCGATGGAGGCGGCTACCGTTATTGCTGGCACTGTTACTGGCGATAACTTGATTCTAACCACTCGAGGTGGCACTCAGATTAATGCTGGTAACGTTCGTGGTGCTACGGGCATTCAAGGTATTCAGGGTCCTGGTCCCAACCCAACTGGAACTTTCATCATGGGTGGCTGGACGACAGACCCATCGGGATATTTGATTCTGGATGGTCGTGTCATTGCGAACGGCGCTACTGCCCAGCCTGCCTTGTGGGCGCTGTTTACTGGTTGGAGAAACAGCACAAACCTTATGCTCCCAAATGCTGATAACGCAGTTCCAATGCAGGCGACTACGCCAGGTGTTGTGTCTGGTGCAATGACAAAAACATTGGTGACAGCAAACGTCCCAGGTCACACTCACAGCATTGTGTCACATACGCACACGACGCCGAACCACGCTCACAACTTTAACCACGATCACTCAGCGAGTTCTGGTTACGTGAGCTCTGATCACTCGCATACCATTCCTAATCACCAACACTCTGACTCTGGTGGTAACGGTTCAGGATTGGGCTACGGGTATCGAGATCCTGGTGGGCCAAACGTTGGTGTGGATGTCTACAACCCAGGCAGCACGTTTGTTACTTGGGTTCAGTACCCAGCAACCACGTTCAGTGGCGGCGGCGGTGCAACTGGTGGTATTAGTGCTAACCACTATCACGGTATTACTGTTGATATTCGATACCAGAATACAGATACCTCCGGCTCTGGTACCACAGGTGGCAGCGGTGCTCTTGCTACAGATGCCGGTTCAGGCACAGGCACTGCTTTCGATGTCACGCCAAAGAACCTTTCTGTGAGATACGCCGTCAAGACCTGACACTAAGTACGAAGGTGGTAGAATGATATCAATCTCCACTAAAGGCTCCTATAAGAAAGCCCTTGATAATCTTGACAGGCTGAAGAAGGGTGAGCATTTCTCCGATCTTGGCTCTTATGCGTCGGCAGGAGCAGCCGCTTTGGCTCGGGCAACCCCTACCGATACTGGGGAAACTGCGAATGCTTGGCACGGCGCCGTATTTAAAAAGGGCGAGAAGACTGGTATTGCTTGGTACAACACTCACGTAGAACATGGTATTCCCATCGCTGTTATTCTTGATGTTGGGCATGGGACCGGCACGGGCGGTTGGGTTGCTGGGCGCCATTATATTGATTCCGCGATCATTCCAGTTATGGATAAGGTCGAAGCTGACGTTTGGAGGAGGTTGAACGAATGAGCGGTGACGATCGCGTTGTTGGTATTGAATTCGATAACACCTCTTTTGAACGTAAGCTTTCCCAAACCATACAAAGTTTGGAGAAACTTCAAACTACACTTGATAAGCAAAACGGAAAAAAAGCCCTGGAGGATCTTTCCACAGCAGGTTCCAAATTTGACGTTAGCCATATTAGTGAGGGTATCGAAGGTGTCAGTGCTAAGTTCTTGGCATTGTCTACTATTGGTATAACGGCGCTAGCTAACATTGCTAGTAAGGCTGTCAGTGTAGGTATTGATTTAGCAAAGTCGTTGTCGCTTGATAACGTTCTGGCTGGTTTCCACGAATACGAAACCAACATGAACTCGATCCAAACGATCATGACGAACACGAGAAAAGATGGTTCAACTCTTCAAGACGTGAACAAAGCGCTTGACGAGCTGAACCATTACTCTGATCAGACGATCTATAATTTCTCCGAAATGGCTCGAAACATTGGTACCTTTACGGCTGCTGGTGTTAATCTGGATGTTTCAACTCAATCGATTAAAGGTATTGCTAACCTTGCAGCTGCTTCTGGTTCAGATGCGAACCAGGCTGCTACTGCAATGTATCAGCTTTCTCAGGCAATGGCATCCGGTACCGTCAAGCTTATGGACTGGAACTCAGTCGTTAATGCTGGCATGGGTGGCGAGATGTTTCAGGAAGCCCTCTTTAATGCGGGTAAACTGAAGGGAACTCTTGATGGTGTAGGCGCTGCCACAACATTCGATCAATGGAAAGCTTCGGGTAACTCGTTCCGAGACTCTCTTGAATCTGGCTGGATCACGGCAGATGTTCTTACTACAACACTGCAGGGATTCACAGGAGACCTTACTGAAGCTCAGCTTACAGCGATGGGCTATACCGCAGCACAGGCTCAAGAAGTCATGGCTATGGGCCAGGCTGCTAAGGACGCTGCTACTCAGGTTAAGACTTTCACCCAGCTCACAGGCACTATTAAGGAATCAATCGGTTCTGGTTGGTCACAGACATTCAAGCTTATTATTGGTGACTTTGACCAGGCAAGAGGTTTGTTTACTGGTATCAACTCCGTCGTCGGAGACATGATTCAGAAAGGCGCTGATAACCGCAATAATCTTCTCCAAGGTTGGGCCGATCTTGGCGGTCGCGGTGTTCTTATTGATGGCGTCGTTAGAGTCTTCTATGCGTTGGGCGCTGCTATGAAGCCCGTTCAACAGGCGTTCCATAACATATTCCCACCAATGACGGCTGAAAAGCTCTTTGCTCTCACTGAGAGTTTCAGAGATTTCACGGCAGCCCTTATGCCAAGCACCGCGACGATTCTTCGTCTGCAGCGTGTGTTTGAGGGTATATTTGCCGCTTTGGAAATTGGTTGGACTGTTATTAAGGGTGTTGCCAGCGTATTCAAGGCGCTGTTTGACGAACTGAAATCAGGATCTGATGGAAAGGTTCTCAAGTTCTTTGCCGAGATTGGCGACAAGGTTGTAGCTCTTAATGAGGTACTTGTCGAGGGTGGTGGCATTAAGGAGTTCTTCAAAGAGATTACTGATGCCATCAAGAACCCAATTCCTGCTCTGCAAGATCTCTTGGGATATTTGTCTAATTTGGGTGGTGGTGCTGTCGGCGATGCTATCAACGTTATTGTTGCAGCTTTCCAACAAGCATTGCCGGTTATCGAGAAGATTCGAAACTTCCTTGGCGAGCTCAAGGACAAGATTGTTGAACTTGTTTCCAGTATTGATCTTGGTGGGAGCAAGCTTGATATTGGTAGTAAATTCGGTGACACACCAGACGTAGTTAAGAGAGTTGGCGAACGTTTCGAAACTCTTAAAGATATTATTGGGAAAGTCGCCGATTTCTTCCAGTCTGTTGGTAATGTCGTAGGCGATCTCTGGGGTAAGATTTCACCAGTTCTCGACGAGGTCTTTGATCATATTCATGATTGGTTCTCTACGCTTGGCGAAAAGCTTGGCGACGCCATTGGTACGGGCGACTTCAACAAGGTACTTGACGTTATTAATGTCGGTCTTCTTGGTGGAATTGTCGTCATTCTTAGGAAGTTTCTTAAGAACGGACTTAACATCGATTTCGGTGGCGGCTTCATGGAGAAGCTTTCTGGTATATTTGATCAGCTCACCGGAACATTGAAGGCGATGCAAACGAAGCTCAAGGCTGAGGCTTTGATCAAGATTGCTATTGCCCTTGGTATTCTTACAGCTTCGCTAGTTGTCCTATCGCTTATTGATTCTGGTGCTCTTACCAAGGCACTTATTGCTATGTCCGTTGGCTTTGGTCAGCTTGTGGCTGTGCTAAGTCTGATGGATAAAGCTACCAAGGATATTAGTGCTTCGAAGCTGGCGGGTCTGGCTGCTGGATTGATTCTAATTGCCGGCGCCATGCTTATTCTGTCTGTCGCAATGCTCATCATATCTACCCTATCTTGGGAAGACATGGCTAAGGGTCTAATTACGATCACAGTCCTTCTTGGGGTTCTAACTGAAGTAGCTAAGCGGCTAGACGCGAAAGAGATGATTTCGGCTGGTGGAGGTATTCTTCTGCTATCCGGTGCTTTGCTTGTTCTAGGCATCGCGATGAAGATATTTGCAACGTTGACCTGGGACGAAATGGCCCAAGGTCTTGTTGGCGTTGGGATTGGTCTTCTTGCAATCGCCGAAGCCATGAAGAGAATGCCAACTATATCTGCAAAGGATGGGGTTGCCCTAATCCTTATCGCAGCTGGCTTGTTGGTTCTTGGATTTGCGGTGAAGCAGTTTGCCGAATTGTCCTGGGAAGAGATGGCCAAGGGGTTTGTTAGTGTTGGCGCTGGTCTTTTGATCATTGCTGGGGCTATGCGACTTATGCCCAAGGACATGCTTGTTACAGCTGCTGGCTTGTTGATTACTGGAGTAGCGCTTCTTGTTATTGCTGAGGCCATTTCGGCCTTCGCTGGTATGTCGATGGGTGAGGTTGGAAAGGGTCTGGGCATTATAGCCGCAGCGCTTATTCTCCTTGCTATCGCTGCGCATACTATGTCTGGGGCGGTTGCGGGTGCTATTGCTATTGGTATTATGGCGGTTTCTCTTGCGCTTCTAACTGGAGTGCTTACAGCACTTTCTAAGTTGAGTTTGACTGAGCTTGCTCTTGCCATTGGTGCTCTTGCCGCTGTATTTGTTGTGCTTGGTTTGGCTGGGCTGATTCTTCAACCTGTTATTCCAGCACTTATGCTTCTTGGCGTTGCACTTGCTCTTATCGGTCTTGGCTTTGTCTTGTTTGGTGCTGGTGTGGCTATGGCTGCATCGGGCTTCCTCGCTTTGGCTAAGGCTGGTGACGCTGGCCTCAAGGTATTCATCAATGTTCTTGATGCGCTAATTGACAAGATTCCAGAATTCCTTGGCGCGATTGCATCCGGTTTGATTGACGCGTTGCAAATCTTTGTCGACATGCTACCACAGCTAATGGAAATGCTTGTAACGATTGTCACATCGTTGCTTGATACCATTAAGACGCTTATTCCAGAAGTTGTGTCGGTGGTTGTCGTTCTTATTCAAACCCTACTCGATGCTCTTGTGACGCTATATCCTGACATTATTGCAGCAGGCTTCGCGTTGTTGATGGCGCTTTTGAATGGTATCAATGACAATATTGGTGAGATTGTAACAACGGTTCTTAGCATAATTACCAATTTCATTGACGCTATTACAGCTAACCTGAGTCAAATTACGGCGTCAGCTTTGAACTTGCTGATTACGTTCTTGACTGAGATTGCCAATAATATTTCCAAGGTTACGGATGCTGCTGTTAACATTGTCGTTGTATTGGCTAAGGGTATAGCTGATAACGTTTCAAAGATTGTCACAGAAGCCACGAACATCATTACCGACTTCCTGACCGAAATTGGTAAATCGGCTATCAAGATGATTGCGGCGGGTACCAAGTTCATTACCGATATCATCACAGGTATTGGGAATGCTGCTGAAGACATCGTCACGGCTGGTGCAGATGCCATTATTAGCTTCCTCGAAGGCGTTAGCGAGAATGTTCAAGATGTTGTTGATGCGGGCTTTGATATTATCGTTGACTTTATCAATGGTATCGCTGATTCTATTGACCAGCATTCTGGGGAACTTAGAACTGCGGGTGAGAACTTGGCATTTGCCATCGCTGATGGTATGACTGGTGGTCTTGCTTCTAAGGCTAAGGGCGTTGCTGAAGGTGCTTTGAATGTTGCCAAGGGTGCGGTCAACGGTGTTAAGAGCTTCCTGGGAATCAACTCACCGTCCAGAGTATTTATTGAAATCGGCGAATCCATGTCCGAGGGACTTGTTAAGGGACTAGACGAAGACACTACAGCAGAAAAGAGTGCTGTGGCCTTCGCTAATCGAGTGACAGAAACTCTCGAGCATGCTTTGCAGGAAATTCCTTCTCTCATGGACGGAATGGAAGAATTCAACCCAACCATCACACCGGTGTTGGATCTTACTGGAGTTAAGCAAGAAGCTAAGAACATATCCGGGATGCTTGACAATGCTGCATTGTCTATGGCCCTGTCGGTAAGTCAGGCTCAAGCTATATCTACAGCTACCAGCACACAACCGGCTGCGCAAAGCGGATTCTCTACTCAAGAGGTTAAATTTGAGCAGACAATCAATGCACCAACTGAGTTGTCCACTGCTGATATTTACCGTCAAACTCGCAATGTTATTGCACTGGCAAAGGAAGAGTTGGCGATCATATGAGAATCACCGGTGTATGTCTATATTC